GGGGCAAACACCATGCAGATACCGTTTCGGTTTTACCCATGTTTGGCGGCTGGCCTTGCATACTATCTAGCCTTGAAACGAGCGCCTGAGAAGGTCGGTATGCTCAAGGGCTTGTACGAAGAAGAGTTTCAACGCGCACTCAGTCAAGATGAAGACCGTGCGTCGTTTCGAGTAGCTCCAGACCTTAGAAATTACAACTCAGCGTAATGTCTTTTGCATCCAACCATCGGGCCTATGGGATTTGTGATATCACGGGATTCAGATATCGCTTGAAGGACATGCGTATGACGTGGGACGGCTTTTTGGTCGGCCCAGATCAGTGGTCGCCCAAGCATCCTCAGCTTATGCCCAAGCCTGTACCCGCAGATCCACAGGCTTTGCAAGTGTCTAGGCCAGACCAAGCTGCTGGCGGTAATGACAACAACTTTTTCACCGTCTACACAAATGTTGGCAATGGTATTTTAGGCACAACTTTGCAAACTTTTGGACTAACGTGTAGTGTTGGCACTGTGGAGGTAACCACGTCATGAGTTTTACATTGGCAACGCTGAAAACAGCGGTTCAAGATTATTTGCAAGTTTCAGAAACCACGTTTACGAGCCAGCTCAACACGTTCATTCAAGAGTCGGAAAGCCGCATCTTCAAGATGGTGCAGCTTCCTGAGCAGCGTAAGAACGTGCAAGGCACGGCCTCATTAGGCAATCGGTTTCTGGCAACACCAAGTGATTTTTATGCACCGTTTTCGCTTGCCATAATTGATGGTAACAACAAGTACATTTATCTTGATTTCAAGCACCCGTCTTTTTTGAAAGAGTACAGCCCCACATCCACAGTCACTGGTCAGCCAAAGTATTACTCTTTGTTTGATGAGTCGGCCTTTGAGATGTCGCCTGTACCCAACTCAAACTACACGGTTGAGCTTCACTATCTGCACAAGCCTGCGTCCCTGACGATAGGCGCAGACAGCGGAACCACTGTGCTTTCAACTGACCACCCTGACGCGCTGCTTTACGGCACGTTAGTTGAGGGTGCGATTTTCCTTAAAGAAACCCCTGACGTAATTGCCAATTTTGAAGCGCGGTTCAAGGAAGCTGTCTCTCGGATGAAGAATCTGAGTGAAGGCCGAAACACCCGCGATGAATTCAGATATGACTTATTGCGTACAGGGGTGACCTAATTGGAACCAATCAAAGAGCTTGAAGGCAAAAGAATAGCAATCATCGGTCTGGGAGCCTCTCAGATCGACTATGTAATCGGTAAAGAAAACAGCGAAGAGTGGGATGAGGTCTGGGTTATCAACTCAGCCCTATCGGTTTTTGAGTGTGATCGAGTGTTCATGCTCGACCCAGCCAGTAGGTTTCTGGACACAGATGATGCAGGCAACCAGACCGGCGTTATGCGTAAGCTTTTGCCCACGTTTGACAAACCGATATATACCTGCGAGCTAGACGAGCGCGTACCTGCGCTGACTGTGTTCCCCATAGAAGAAGTCATCAAAGACCAACGCTGCGCCTACTTAAACACCACTGTTGCTTACTCGCTGGCTTTTGCAGCCTACAACAAGGTCGGTCAGGTAGACCTGTTTGGCATGGACTTCAGCTACAAGAACAACCTGCACTTTGCGGAAGCTGGCCGAGCGTGTCTTGAGTTTTGGATATGCAAGCTTATCTCTATAGGCGTCAAAGTGGGTGTTAGCCCAAGGTCTTCGTTGTTAGATCAGAACGTCGATCTTGAAGAAAGGCTTTATGGCTTTCACAGGCTGGCTAATCCAAAGATTGCTATGCCAGACCCGCAGGGTGAGTGGGTTGTGTGCAATCGATCCGAGCTTGCCAGCATGGTTAAAAAACACAACCTAGAAACCATTGAGCTGCCACGCTCACCAGAACCGTACAAAGGATAGTTATGGGTGAACAAGGAAATATTGAGCTTGGCAACGTCATGGTTTTTACCACTGACAATGAAGGCCACCCTCCTGAGTTTTGGGCTGAGCAGATCACAAACAAGATTGTATCTGTGTCAGAGAACGCGGAGCCGCACGTCAGGCAGCAAGCGTTGGCTTTCAGAAAATACATTTATGACGTACTATTGAACGGAATTCGTAATGCAATTACCTCAGATCGTGTCACAATTAGGGGTAAGCTTAGTGCTCAGGGCCATGAAGACATGGCTAACATCATAAAGGAGCTTTGACATGGCTATCACATCTGCAATTTGTTCGTCATTCAAGCAGGAAGTGCTTGTTGGCACTCACAACTTTACAGCTTCAAGCGGCAACAGCTTCAAGCTTGCGCTGTACACCTCCAGCGCAACACTGGGCGCTGCTACTACGGCTTTTACTACAACAGGTCAAGCCAGCGGCACAAACTACACCAGTGGTGGCAGCGCACTAACCAACGTGACGCCTGTGCTGAGCGGCACGACTGCTGTATGCGATTTTGCAGATTTGACTTTCGGCACGGCTACTGTGACCGCTCGTGGATGCATGATTTATAACGACACCCAGTCTGATAAGGCGGTTGCTATCATCGACTTTGGTGGTGACAAGACATCTACCGCTGGCAACTTCACTGTTGTCTTTCCAAGCCCAACAGCGACTGGCGCAATCATTCGGTTGGCCTAATGCCAAATGCCATTATCAAGGATAGATTTTCAGCCGGGAATCAATAAAGAAGAAACCGACTTAGCCGCCAAAGGCGGATGGGTAGACGGAAACCTTATTCGATTCCGAAAGGGTCGCCCAGAGAAAGTGGGTGGCTGGTTTAAGCGAGGGCTGCAATCCTTTCTTGGGTCGTGCCGCGCTCTGCATAGCTGGATATCTTTGGGTGGAACCCGATATCTAGGTCTGGGAACCACGTTTAAATACTATATTGAAGAGGGTGACAACTATTACGATGTCACCCCTATCAGAAAAACCTCCACCAACAGCATTACGTTTGCGGCCACTAATGGGTCATCAACCATCACGGTTACGGACTCTAGCAACGGCTCAGTGTCAAACGATTTCGTTACTTTTTCAGGCGCGGTTAGTCTGGGCGGGTTAATCACCGCCGACGTTTTAAATCAAGAATATCAAATAGACTTGGTCACAAGCGCAAACACCTACACGATCACAGCAAAAGACACGTCTGGGGCGGAGGTCACTGCAAACGCATCAGACACAGGCAATGGCGGCTCTGGCGTTGACGGGTCATATCAAATAAATGTTGGTTTGGACACTTATGTTTCGTCCGCTGGCTGGGGCTTAGGGACTTGGGGTTCTGGCGGGTTTGGCTCAGCTTCAGCAATTAGCGCGGTCAACCAACTGCGCCTGTGGACGCACGACAATTTTGGCGAAAACCTGATCATTAACCCGCGTGGCGCAGGCATATACCGCTGGGTTGAAAACAACGGCACCTCTGAGAGAGCCGTTTTGCTTTCTGGGGTCTCTGGCGCAAACTTGGTTCCGACGCTTGGTTTGCAGGTTATAACGTCCGAAACCGATAGGCATTTAATCGTTCTTGGCGCTGACCCAATAGTGGCAAATGCGCGATCAGGCGTCATCGACCCAATGCTTGTGGCTTTTAGCTCATCAGAAGACGATCTTCAGTTCGAGCCTTTGGCAACCAATAGCGCTGGCTCGGTTCGATTATCAAGCGGCTCTTTTATTGTTGGCGGCATGAAGTCGCGCCAAGAAATACTGATTTGGACGGATACCAGCTTATATTCGATGAGCTTTATTGGGCCTCCGCTTACTTTTGCGATCAACTTGGTAAACGAGGGCGCTGGTATTGTCGGCCCTAAAGCTGCTGTGAACGCGCCAAACGGCGTTTACTACGCATCTAAGACGGGGTTCTATTTCTACAACGGAGCCGTCCAGAAGCTCCCTTGCACTGTGCAAGAGTACGTCTTTGAAGACCTCGATCTGGGTCAGGCATTCAAATGTTTCATGGGGCTGAACTCAGAGTTTGGTGAGATGTGGTTCTTTTACCCAAGCCTAACTGACGGCACTGGCGAGATAAGCCGATATGTCATTTACAATTACGAAGAGAACACTTGGTCTGTTGGGTCTTTGATCCGATATTCGTGGATTGACGCTGGCATTGAAGATCAGCCGATAGCCGCTGGTTTAACCAGCAGCGAAAACTGCGTGTTTGACCACGAGACGGGTTTTGACGATTACAACCAGCCTATGAGCGGGGTATTCATTGAGTCGGCGGATATTGACGTTTCTGACGGCGAAAACTTTGCGTTTATCAAACGGGTTATACCTGACGTTGCTTTTATCAAAGACAGCAGCGTCAGCAACACGCCTGCCATGAACATAGTTTTGAAGCGTCGAGACTTCCCCGGCCAGTCTTTGACTACCGACTCTACCACTCAGGTTACCGAAAGCTCTACGTTCAACAGCTTGAGAAGCCGAGCGCGTCAGGTGGTGTTGCGGTTTGAGTCGGACGATGACGCATCGAGCAGCGATCAGGTTGGCTACAAGTGGAGGCTTGGAGCCACAAGATTAGACCTTCAGCAAAGCGGTAGGCGCTAGATGAGCCGCCTTTTGGAAACAAGGCTACCTTCTGCCCAAGGCGGCAATGTCGAGTCGGGCACGTTTAATCGACTGGTTCGTGTGCTTGAGTTGAACCTCGGAAGCGTGGATATCACGATATCTCCGCACTTTAACGCAGATCAAATCAGTACGCTTCAGTTTGCAACAGGTGCTATTATCTTCAATACTACGACTGAAATACATCAGGCGTTTGATGGCACTACGTTCAGAGACCTATATAGCCATCAAACCTACCCAACAGGCCAGTTTGCCACCTTTGGCTTAGGGTCTGTAACAGTGAGTACACCGTAATGGATGCAATGCTTCAGAGTCGAATTCAAAACCTCATTGGCGGTGACATGCCTGTTCAGATGGCTGAGGGCGG